AAAACGACCACAGCTCCCGTTGCGCCACCAGCCCCCGCTGCGCCGCCAGCCGCGCCATTCTATCGAACGTCGATGGC